CAGTCGGTACGGGCATGCCGTATGGGGAGGAAGCAAACCGCGCCGGACGTTTGGAGCGAAGCACTGGCTGGAGCCCAAGGAATGGGAGATCGTGGCATCTTCCGGAAAGCCGGGGGTGCTTGGGCCTGGAAAGCCTCACCTTGTGTTCTCGTCGTCCATGTGCGACGTGTTCGAGGATCACCCAACCATCACGCATGAGCGCGAGAAGCTCTGGCCGCTGATTCGGGCGACTCCGCATCTCCACTGGCAGCTTCTCACGAAGCGGGCCGATCGGATCCTCGCCAACCTGCCGGAGGACTGGGGCGCGGATGGATACCCGAACGTCTGGCTTGGTGTCTCGATCTCAGAGCCGAAGGGGTGCTGGCGGGCGGACTGCCTGCGACGCATCCCGGCCAAGGTCCACTTTGTCAGCTACGAACCCGCGCTGGCGGCGATACACAATGACCTCGACCTAGCGGGAATAGAATGGGTGATTCAGGGCGGCGAGTCCGGCCCAGGCTACCGCAAGATGGACGTGCAATGGGCGCGGGACATGCGCGCGGCATGCGAGCGCTCCGGCGTCGCATACTTCTTCAAGCAGAGCGCGGCCCCAAGGACTGAGATGGGGACAACGCTCGACGGTGAAACTGTCCGTGCATTCCCGGAGGTGAAGCCATGAACTGCGAAGGATACCGAAAGCTTCTGGCGGTCGTGGAGGATGACGAGAAGAAGTCTCCTAGATTTCACGACTACCGAGCCAAGCTGGCTTGGGCAGTCGGCCGGGCTGCGCACTACGCTGAGAAGACCGGCTTGACCGCCGAGGAAGTGTTGGATGCGTGGGAGCGAGACCGAAAATACTGGTACATGAACTACTACCAGGACGCCAACCAACCCCTGATTGACGGCCGTAATGTGCGGGTGTTTGCGACTATCCCAGATTTCCACGCCAGCATTGGGGCACCGGTCTTCCGCTGCCCGGCTTGCAATGGTGTCACGCCGCACGCCTACGAGTGCAAAGCGGGAACCGTGCGTGACGGGAAGACATGCGACTGGAAGGTGTACGGGCTGTTTCGCGACCTCGGCCGCGGGATCACTGTGGTGGTGAAAGCGGGTATTATCGTCGAGCGGATATTCATGCCGATCGCTTGGGAGTGGCCGAACGGAGAGGTGCAGCCATGACCACCCAACAACCCGTCAACATTGGCCCCATTCCCCGCGTCGTGCGGTTGCACGACTCGGGCACAACGCTGGCGCTGCTGATCGCGCTGGTGTGCGTCGTGGCGGTGAACGTCATGAGGAGGAAACGATGAAAGAGCGACCGATATTGTTCAGTGGCCCAATGGTCCGAGCGATCCTGGAAGGCCGGAAGACGCAGACAAGGCGGGTGGTAAAGCCGCAGGGCGCCATTCTGACCGATGAAATGGCCAGAGCGTTCGGAGTGCGGCCGCCACCCACTCCGAACGCCCCCGTCATTCCATGCCCCTTCGGCGCCCCAGGCGACCGGCTGTGGGTGAAGGAGACGTGGCAAGCGTGGCGATATTGCTCGATTGAATACGACGAGTGGGATGTGTGCGATTGCGCCCCTTCCGAGATACGAGAGAGGTTTGGAAATCCCAAGTTGGAATACGCCGCAACCAGCGACAGCGTTGGACCGTGGCGCCCATCCATCCACATGCCCCGCTGGGCCTCCCGCATCACGCTGGAGATCGAGGCGGTGCGCGTGGAGAGGTTGAAGCACATCGGTGAGGCGGATTGCCGCGCTGAGGGGTGCAAAGGCGGAAATGGTTCGATACCTGGGTACGCGTTTAGCGCAACGCCACGCGAACACTATCGGCACGTGTGGCAATCCATCAACGGCCCCGGCTCATGGGACGCCAACCCGTGGGTGTGGGTGATTCAGTTCAGGAGGGTAAATCCATGACCACCACCGACCGCCTGATTGCGCTCCTGCGCGAGCGCCACGACGCCGGTCTCAAGAATTACGGCGTGACCGTCGACCGGAAGGACCTGACGCCTGAGCAGTGGGCGCAGCACGCAATCGAGGAGATGCTAGACGGCGCCGCCTACCTGATGCGGTTGAAGGACGACATCGCCCGCCTCCAAGACCTAATCAAGCGGTTGGAAGTCGAACTGGATGATAACGGACGCGTGCTGCAACGGCTTCAGGACGATAGGGACAAGGCGAACGAGCGCGTTGAGCGGATGGAAAAAGCCAAGGAGGCCAAGCCGTGAGCACACCAAAATGCGCTCTATGCGGATGTGAGATGACCGTCGAAACAGACGGCACACCGATGCACGAAGGACGGCATTGGCCTGATATCGACCGAGTGTTTTGTCTCAAGCGTCAGCTCGACGCCGCCAACGCCCGCATCAAGCGCCTTGAGGCCGGCATCGAACTTCTCCGCCACGAGCACGACCCGTTCGAGCAGGAGCGAATCTACAGGCAAACAATGGAGGCCAAGCTGTGAAACCGTTGTCTAAACACTCCACCTGTTCGTGGATTATAGCCACCCGTCCACGGACGGTGTTTTGCCCACTCTCTCCGACGCACTACGAGCCGGATGGTGACGGTCAGTTTTGCGACAGCCACGCCGAAGACTACGAGGACGTGTTCGGGGATCGGTTGATCGAGTTCCCAATCGAGGAGAACGAAAAACCATGAACAAAGTCACACTGCTGGGGAATCTCACCGCAGACCCCGAACTGAAGTACACGCCAAAGGGCAAAGAAGTAGTCGAGTTCACGATCGCCGTCACGGAGCGGTGGACCACCGAGAACGGCGAGAAGAAGGAGAGTACCTACTTCGGGAGGTGCGTCATCTGGGGCGCCCGCGGGAAGGCCTTTGCGGACTACCACAAGAAGGGACAGAAGGCTCTCGTCGAGGGCCGGCTACGAACCGATGAGTGGGACGACAAGGAGACCGGAAAGAAACGCAGCGCGACACGAATCCTTGTCGACGAATGGCACTTCCTGACCTCGGCGCCGAAGGCTACCAGTCAGCCCGCTCAAACCCAGCGCGCTGCGCCCAATCCGCCGGCGACAGCCAAGCGGGACGTTCCCGGCGATGACGATGACGATGTCCCGTTCTGACCATGGCAAAGCAGAAGACACCTCTGGAGGCAGGAGATGCCGACGTTCTCCTGAAAGCGAACTACCGAAACCTTGCCAGGAAGGTTGCGGCAGGAAAGACGCTCACCCCATCTGAGATCAACTTACTTGAGGCGATCAAGGGTGGCGGTGAAGCTGAGGCGAAGACACACGCGAAGGACCAATCGGAACTGGCACGCGTGCTTGGTATCTCTCGAAAGACGATCCAGCGGGCGCTCAAAATGGAAGGCTGCCCGAAGGCGAAGCCGGACGGCAGATATGAGATCGCCGCGTGGCGCGCCTGGTTCGCGTCGCGCGGAACCCTCGACGATGACGACGCCGGCCTGAGCCAGACGCAGTTGAGGGCCCGGCAACTCCTTCTTCAGAATCAAAAACTGGAACACCAGATCGCCGTTCTCCGCCGGGACTACGTTCCGTCTTCGGACGTCGAGAAGTGGGGGTCAGAACTGGGCGCCGCGGTCCGCAAGGTGGTGACTCAGATCCACCTTGTGGCCCCGTCTGTCGTTGGGTGCACAGTGCCGGAGGCGGAATCGAGGTTGAAGGAGTTGGAAGACGAAATCCTCCAGCAGCTCCACGTCATTCCGTCGAAGCTCAGCGACTGGAAGAATGAACCCGCTCAATAAGGGATTCGCCGGAGCTGTCCGGCCGCCCGATCGCAGAAAGCCTTGGGAGTGGTGTGAAGACTACCTCGTTGTGGACAACACCTCGCCGATGCCTGGGCGTTGGCGCTCTGACTCTTCGCCATGGGTGAAGGAGGTCATGGAGGTGTTCGCGGACAACCACGTCAGTGACCTGTCCGTCCGGTGTTCGGCTCAGTCGTCGAAAACGCAAACGCTGATGGGGTGCGTCAGTTGGGCGATCGCCGAGGACCCTGGCCCCGGGATGTGGGTGATGGCGGCGAAGGACGAGTCGAAGCAGTTTGTCAGAGATCGAGTTGGACCCACATTCGAGGCTTGTCGTCCGGTGCGGGACCAGATGATGACCGCGGAAAGTCTGGAGTTCACTTTCGCATCGATGCCGTTCTACTTCGTGGGCGCCGGCTCGCCATCAAAGCTCCAATCCAAACCGATCCGGTGGCTCATTTGTGATGAAGTTCGCAACTACCCTCCGGGAGCCCTCGACACCGTGCTGAAGCGAACCCGTTCATTCTGGAACTCCCGCCGCGTCATCGTCTCAACCCCTGACATGGAGGACGACGCGGTGGACCGGGCGTACAAGGCCGGCGACCAACGCGTCTACCACATCGCATGTCCGAAGTGTTCGCAGTTGCAGCCGCTGAAGTGGGATCAACTGAAGTGGACCACTGACGAGACCACCAAACCCGGAGGCGTCTGGGACCTTGATGCGCTGGCCGAGACAATCCGATTTGAGTGCTCGGCATGCGGGCACGCCATCAAAGACACACCGGCCGAACGGAAGGCGCTGGCCAGGGGCGGAAAGTTTGTGAGGATGAATCCCGGGGCTCCGCGCCACCGGGTCAGCTTCCACTGGAACGCCCTGCTTCCTCCATGGGTTCGATGGCGGTCTCTGGTTGAGGAGTTCCTTGCCGCGCGGGACGCGGCGCGAAAAGGGGACGTCAGCCCGATGAAGACCTTCGTGAATGAATCGCTCGGGGAGCCTTGGAAGGACCAGCTCGGAGAGATCGAGGACTTCGACTTCCTGCTCGCGCGCCGAGGCGATTGGAATTTCGGCGATCCGTGGCCGGAATTGAAGCACCTGTTCATGGCGGCTGATCGACAGGCTTCCGGCGGCGAGCACTACTGGTATGTGATTCGAGGGTTCGGGCCCGCCGGAAAGAGTCGGCTTGTGACATACGGCCGGTGCAACACCACGACGGAGCTCGAAGAGATTCGGAAGTCGCACAACGCGTCGGCCCAGAACTGCGCAATGGACTCTGGTTTCAAAGCGTCTGAGGTGTACCGGTTCTGCCAGGCCGCCGGGTGGAAGCCGTTCAAGGGCGATGACGCCGACTTCTTCACCGTTCGGGACCCGCGACTTGAACGAGTCGTCCGCAGGCTGTGGCAGAGGACGCTTGTCGATCCAGCGTTCGGCACCAAGCTCCAAGGCCGCGTCAAACCGATTGGTCTCTACCGGTGGTCAAACCCCGGGTTGAAGGACCTCCTGTTCCAGCACCTCACCGGGCAGGTCGGACATTGGGAGATTCCGGAGGAAATCGGCCGAGACTACCTGAAGCAGCTTTCGGCCGAGCACCGCGTTGAAGAGCGCGACACCCGCGGTCATGTCCGGTACCGGTGGCACCAGAAGCACAAGGACAACCACCTTCTGGACTGCGAGCTTCAGGTTCTGACGATGGCGCTGATTTGCGGCCTGGTGGCTATCCAAGACCATCTACGACCTGACCAGGTAGGAACACCCGGGCGGCGCGGTGCCTGACATCGTCCCCATGGATGATGGGAATCAGCGCGGGAACCTTTCTCTACGCGGCAAAGCTCAGTGCGGCAAAGAAGGGCACGACTGTAAAAAGCGTGCTCGAATCAATCCTTGTCGGCCAGTTTGAGACGTCCGTCAGCAATGGCAAAACCCTCGTCCGCACGTCTGAAGCGGGCGGATCGGTGGAGTTCGCCATCGCGGAAGGCTTGGACGCGGGCGAGGTTGCCGAATTGGCCCGGGAGGCTCTCGACTGGCACTCGGTCAACCCGGATTCCAACCCCCGCCGGATTCGCCGGCTTCGGGCCACCTTCAACCGGGCAAGCCTGTGAACCTGTTCCAACGCATCGTCCGCGCCATCGCCCCACCGGCGCCCGCACCTAAATTTCGCCACCGGACACCCCGCGGAACCGGAAAAGTCGCCTCTTGGGGCAATTCCGTTGGATTCCAGGGCCTTTCCCAGATCGGGCAAGGGGCCAATTCCTACTACGAGGCCCTGAGGCCAAGCGGGGACCGCACCCCGGTCACTGTTTTCCCGTTTGGGAGCACGTCCAAATTTGGTGCCTGCCAGCAGGATCGCCTTTGGCTTTCCATGCTTTCCAGGGCGCTGTACGAGAACGGCGGGTATGTTGGTTACGCGGTCAACCAGATCGCGCACTACTCGGCGCCACTGTGCCCACAGGCGGCGTCCGTCGACCGCGACTGGAACACGCAGGCTGAGGACTGGTTCCGTGATTGGTCGAAGCGGTCAGACTTCTACGGGCGGGCCGAGGTTGATTTCGATGGGCTTCAGAAGCTCGTGTCTCAGGCCTGCGACCTAGACGGCGACATTGGGGTTACCGTCACGGAAGAGAATGGCATACCTCAGGTTCAGTTGATCGAGGGGTGGCGGATCACGAACCCCGACAAGACCGACGAGAACACGCAAGACGGAGTCAAGTTGGACTCGAAGGGCAGGGTCCAAGGGTACTACGTCCAGACCGGAAACGCCCACACCTTCGTCCCCGTCAACCAGATGTTGCTGGTCCGCGACGTCTCGCTTGTCAGCCCGTACCGTGGAGTCTCACCGATGCGTCGCGGGATGAACGACATCCGGGACGCCAGGGACATCCTTGGATTTGAGAAGCTGGCGGTGAAGCACAACGCTTCACTGCTGGGTGTCCTCAAAGGTGGATTCGTGGACGAGACGCAGGGCTTTGACCTGTCCGGCGGACCGAACGAGGACCCAGCAGAGGGCGAGCCGGCGGCCGATGCCAGCCCCGGCGAGAAGAAGCTTTCCCGGGCGGACATGCTCGGCGGCGACATTCCAGTTCTCGACGAAGGTCAGGAGTTCCAGCGGGTGGAATCCAACCGGCCAAACGCGCAGTTCGACAGCTTCTTGGACACGCTCGTGGGGCAGTTCGCCGCAGGCCTCGACATCCCTCCCGCCTTCTTCCTCGACGAACGGCTGACTGGACCTAACCAGAGATCCGTCATCGGCAAGGCTCAGAAGAAGTTCAGCGATCGGCAGGAAACCCTGTGCCGCGTCCTCGAATGGGTATGGGTTCGAGTCATCGCCTGGGCGATCGACCGCGGCCAGCTACCGGCCGTCGACGGGTGGGCCAAAGTCGAATGCCAGCGACCCGCGAAGCTCTCCATCGACGTCGGCCGCGAGGCCATGCAGGACCGCGAGGACGCCGCGTCCGGACTGATGACCCGTCAGGATCACTACGGGGCGCGGGGCAAGGACTGGCAGCGCGAGACCGACCAGAGCTTTGCGGAAGCCGACTACATCCTCGAAAAGGCGGCCGCTCTGTCGACCAAGTCGGGCGTAGCAATCGAGCTGATTCTTTCCCGGTTCGGGTACGCGGCAAAGGCCCCGGCGCCATCGCCAGACCAGCAACAACCGGCACCCACTCAACCATGATTCCACACCGCACGATTCTCCGCGCTTTCTCCGACCCGGCATTCATCACTGAGTCGGCTTTTCTGGCCACACTCATCGCCGGATCGCAAGCGATTGACTTCCAGGCTGCGGAGCACCCCGGTTTGAAGAAGGCCCGCGAGATGTTGAAGCCGCAGGCGGACATTCGCGGTGACATCGCAGTGCTGCCTATCGACGGCGTCCTCGCGCGCAAGCCGGACCCGTGGGAGATGGCTTTCTACGGCGTGGAGGACACCGGCGCCGTCCTTGATATGGTCAACCAGGCGGCGAGCAACGAGGACATTCGAGGCATCCTGCTGAACATCGACTCGCCCGGCGGCTTTCTTACCGGCGGACCGGAGGTGGCGGATGCGGTCCGCGCTGCGGCCAAGCAAAAGCCGGTGGTGGCTTGGACCGGTGGGACCATGGCGTCGCTGGCGTACTGGATTGGATCGCAGGCAAGCGAGGTGATCGCATCGCGGTCCGCAACAGTGGGCTCCATCGGCGTCTACATGGCTCTGCCCGACTACTCAAAGGCGTTTGAGGCTGCCGGGATCAAGATGGACGTCATCAAGAACAAGGAGGGGGCGTTCAAGGCCGCCGGCGTGCCCGGTACCAGCCTGACCGAAGAGCAGCGCGCGCACTTTCAGGATCGAATTCAAGCTTCGTTCCAAGAGTTCCAGCGCGCCGTGAAGGCAGCCCGCCCGGATGCGACGGCGGACAGCATGCGTGGGCAGACGTTCACCGGCCGGGAATCCAAGGCCGCCGGACTGGTCGACCGGGTCGGAGATCTCCCATACGCGATGGGTGTTTTGCGCCAAATGATTCGCGGCGGTGCCTGACATTTTTCCCATAGGTGAACAGCGCGAAGAGCGCACCCCATCTGAAGACCACACCATGAGTCAGAAACCCGACCAAGCGGACGTTCTCGCGCAGCTCGAAACGCTGCGCGGCGAGCACACCGCAGCCGCCGCCAACGTCACGAAGCTGACTGCCGACCTGGCCGCGGCAAACGCCATCGCCGCACGCGTTCCCAATCTCGAAGCCAACCTTCAGTCCATCACCCAGGAGCGCGATGCGCTGAAGGCTGAGAACACGCGCCTTGCTGGCGAGAGCCGCGACTTCAACGCCCGCGTCACCGCCGAGCTGGCGAAGCTTGGCATTCGTCCTCAGGGCGCCTCGGCGCCGATGCGTGAAGCGAACGAATCCGCCGAGGGTGAAGCGATCGTTGCGCAGTACAACGCGATCACTGACCCGATCGCTCGGACCAAGTTCGCCGCCGACAATTTCGAGAAGCTGCGGAAGTTCATCCGCTGATCCACCCCCGCCAACATCAACTGACCTGACGCCATGGCTATCACAGTCAATGCAGCACTCAAGCGCGACGTCCTCCTTCGGACCGCGATGCGATCCTTCCGCAACCGAATCCTCCCGATCCTCGCGTTTGCGAACAAGTTCCAGGACGAACCCCTCCAGGGAACCAACATCATCACGGTTCCGTACATTTCGCTCGCCAGCGGCGCGTCGACGGACTTCGTTGCCGGCACCGGCTACACCACCGTCAACAACCAGACGCTGGGCGTGAAGCAAGTGACTGTTAACAAGCGGAAGTACCGCATGGTCCAGTTCACCTCCGACGACTGGAACCGGCAGCCCCTCCTGAAGCAGGAAGAGCTCATCGCGGTTGAGGCTGAGAAGCTGGCCGACGACGTGCTCGCGGACGTCTGGTCCCTGGTGACCGCGACCAACTTCGCCGGCACCACGCTGGCCGCCATGGCGGCTACCGCCTTCGACGTGGACGACGCGCTCCAGTTGCGCCGGCTCTGCAACGAGGCCAACTGGCCGACGGCCGGCCGCAGCCTCGTGCTGGACTCCACCTTCGCCGAGTATCTTCTTCGCGACACCCGCGCCCAGTCGGTGCTCACCGCCGGCCAAGTCGGCGCGGTTACCGAGGGCAAGCTTCCCATGGTTGCCGGGTTCCAGCCGTACGAGGTACCGCTCGTTCCAGCCAACGGCGCGGAAAAGATCGCAGGTTTCGCTGCGTTGCCGTCGGCGATTCTGTTCGCTTCGGCTCCGATCCAACCGCACCCGACCCTGACCCGCACCCTCGTCGATTACACCCGCGTGACCGACCCTGACTACGGGATCACGTTGGAGTACCGGGCTTTCGGCGATGCCGTGAAGGACCAGGTCAACGAGACCATCGAAGTCAACTACGGCTACGCGGTCGGCGAGGGCGCCGCACTGAAGCGCATCATCACTCCGTAATCCGGGGCCTGAAAGGAGCGCCATGAGAACCGCAATCACGCTTGCCATCCACAAAGGTGGCGAGCTTGTCGAGATGCTTGAAGGCCCTCTGACTCCGATCGACGAGCAGCGCGTCAGATTCAAGCAGGCCCGGCAGTCCAGAACGCACGACACGTTTCAACGGATCGAGCTTTGGGAGTCTGGATCCGGCCGCGTCATGCACCACGACTACTACGAGGTGGTCGCTCCTCAGGCGCCTGTCGAACCTCCGCCGGCACCCGTGGAACCGGCGCATGTCGAACTTCCGCCGGCGCCTGTCGAACTGCCGGCCGCCGAGCAAACGGAGGCTGACACCGACGCCTCAGATGACTTTGACGTACAGCCGGCCGCCGGCCGCCGACGTCGTCGATGACACCGGTCCAAGAAGCCAGGCGGCTTGGATTTCTTGCGCACGTCCAGCAGCGCGGAAGGACCCTGACATTTGGGTCTGAGGACTTCACGGCGGTGGTCGAAAAGATCACCGCCGACAATCCGGAGTACGAGGTCGGAATGGGCGAGCACCAGAACGTCAAGGTGCACGTCCTTCCGGACGACATCCCGGACAACATCACGGTGGGGTCATCGCTCCACGATGAAGAGGCGCAGATGTGGTACTCGGTCGAGTCGATTGAAGGACTCGGTTCCGATGTGAAAATCACCATGAAGTGTCGGTCAGCAGCAGACCAGTGACATGCAACTGAGCGCGCAAATCGAGTCGCAAGCCATCGTGAAGGCGATCAACGCCTTTCAGGATGAAGTGCGCTGGGCGCCGTCCAAGACGATTCGTTTTCAGGGCAAGCTGGCTATGCAGAAGGTGGCCGAGTTCACGCCCCCCAAGACTCTCTCGCAGGGCCGCAAGGCTGTCGCCCGTGACATCAAGCGTGCGGTTCTTCCATTGCGCCCGAATGACTTCACGAACGAGAAGATCAAGAAGGCGATCAAGGCGAAGGACTACCAGGGCCTGACGCAGTCTCTTCGCGCCGCCGGATGGGGTCGGCTGGAAAAGGTTGTCCCATTCTCGCCTGAAGCGCACACGTCGCAGCGCAACCGCCGCGGGCGTGTCCCGAATCGCAACGGAGTCCGCTTCGCGACTCCCGATGTGCAGGAATTGAACGCCTACATTCGCACCGTTCAGGGCCGCGTTGGAATGGCGAAGGGCGGATGGGCATCGTCCATCATTCAGCTCGGCGGCAAACCGGCCGGATGGGTTTCCCGCTGGTCAGGTCAAGGTTCCGTCGACGACAGCACGCAGAGTATCGCACCTTCGTTCACCTCGACCAACAAGTCTCCGTGGACTGCGCAGGGCGACGAGGACCGGATCATTGACGCGGCGCTGAAGTCCAGGACGACGTCGATCTATTCCGACCTCGAGAACCGAATCGCCAAGGCGGCGAAGAAAGCGGGGCTGAATTGAAGATCAGCGAGCTTCAAGGTGCGATCAAGACGCTCATCGAAGCGTCCTCGGATTTCACGGGCGTTCCCGTCCTCATCGACGCCGGAACGTGGCCGCAGGTTCCCGGAAAAGAGGAGGCGCTTCGCGATCGAGGAATGGCGATCTCGATCCTGATTCCTCAGTGCTACGACCAAACTGAAGTGGACGTGAACGGAAAGTTCCTCTCGTGGGAGGGGTGTGCCGTACTGATTGAGGAAAACGTCTCCGTCAACCAAGCGACTCCCGGAAGGATCACCGCCGAGGACGCGGCGCACGCCTTGCGCGATGTTCTTTCCGGTCAATTGGTCGACTCATCTCCCGGCACCGGATTAATGGTTGGAAACCCCTACTACCAGAACGTTGGAACCGTCAGCGGAGTCCGCGTTGTGGCCATGATCTTCTACAAGCAGTTCTCCTAACCCGCACCACCTATGACTCGCCGAGCAGCAGCACAAGGCACGCACGCATATTACCTCCCCGACGGAACGGCCTACACCCTGCCGTCACCCGGTACCACCGGGCCGTCCGCTGTCCCCGACAGCAACGACGCCGTGTGGGCATCGAACAAGCTTCCGATCATCAAAGACTTCGAGGTCGACCCCGGCACCGGGCAACTGCTGGAGGTCATGGCTCCGTCTCCCGGTGTTCTCCAGCGGGCAGAGGTAGTGCAGATTGGAGGCAAGGAGGTCTGGAGCTTCACGTTCTCGCAGGTCGATTCGCTGGCCTACCAGCTCTTCTTCCAAACCCTCCCTCTGACGAATGCGTCTACCCAGGCGAACCCTCACGAGCGGACTGACGCCGTCAAGGGGCTGGTCAAGATCCAGTGTTACGACGACCGCGGGAATCTGAATCTCGTCATCGACGCGTACGGCGTGTGGACCCCGAAGGGAACACTGAAGCTTGACCCTACGGCGCTCACCGAGTGGCAAGCGGAGTTTCGCCCCATCTGGGCATCGGTCAACAGCATCAAGTTGAGCTAAGGAACCACCATGGGAGCATTCGACCAAACGAATACGGCGCCCTCGGAGGTCAAGGCTCCGATCCGCACCGACGCGCAGGTCCAGAGCACGTCCAACGTCACACTGACGAACCCCTCCGCGACGCTGGACGGCGTCAACATCTACGGACTGACGTTCAATGCTGCAAACGGGTGGTATCTGTTCATCAATGGACAGAGTACCGCGGCCGAAAACGGCCTGTACATGTTGGACGCCGACACCGGCCAGACGGTGACGGTCTCTGGATCGTTCTCCGCCGGAAGCTACACGCTTTCGGGTCTCACCATCGGCAAGCTCTACGCCGTCAAAGTGCTCGCGGGAGTGACGCTGGTTTCGGACGGCACAAACAGTTATGCGCCTGTCGCCGACGCGAACGGCGAGTACTGGTTCGTGATCAAGGCATCCGGAACCGGCACGATCACGTTCACGGGGCCGACGTCCGGGACCGCTTCGACTTACATCACGGTTTACGGGGCGAAGCTGACCGCGGCCGACACCCCAGAGCTTCTCGACTACGCCGCAGTTGGCAACTGGGTCTACGTGATCCAGGGGACCACCAACAAGGCGAAGTGGTACAAGGTGACGGCAATCAATGGATCCACGGTCACCTACACGCTCCAGTCGAATCCGCCGGCGGAGCAACTGGTTCAGTTTACCAACCGGGCACCCCAAACGATCACCATCTGACGCAGGTCGCGCCACAGGTCGTCCAGGTCACTTTTCAGCGCAACGGTAATGCCAATGCGCTGGAGATGGTCAACACGCAGACGAACAGGAAACCGGAGCACGTCATTGCCGGATCGACTCATGTGCTGAAGGCGCGCCAAGGCCTGCTGAAGGTGAAGTCATCCGGAACCGACTACCAAGTGAAAGCCGCGTTCTAATGCCACTGCCAGAGATATTCCCGCACGAATTACCAACCGGGGAACCTTCGTCGACTCGGCTGATGCTCACCTTTGACGGGAATGGCAATGGTACTCGGCACACGGTCTCGGAGATGGCATCGGCCATAAGTGGGGCACTGGTTGTCAACAATGCGACAGAGCTTCGGGCGCTGACCTCCAAGACGACCAACAGCATCGTTTACATGCTTGGAAACTCCGCAGCGTTCGACGGATTCGGTCGCATTCTGAAATTCCAGCTAGGAAGCACAGAGGCCGACGACGGATCGCGGGTCTTCGAGCCAAACGACTGGGCCTCGGCGGGGGCGGCGCAGGGCAAATACATCGCGTTCATCTGATGCGCATCATTCTCACCATCCTGCTACTGATTGGCGTCCACGCGCACGCTCAGAGGTTTGTCCGTTCGTTCGCGACCGTGGACGAACTGCTGGCGGCGCCGAAGGACTTGGTTCACACGAACGCGTGGGTCGCAGGACGCAACTCGCAGGGCGACGGGGGCGAGGGAAACTTTTATTATTCAGCTTCATCTTCGACAGCAACAAACCTTGGAACAATCCATAAAC